GGTGATGGGATAAACGGCCATCTGTTAGAATCTTGTTTGGCAAGTGAAGTTTCTACACAAGAATCATTTGAGAGTTACAAAGTAATTACACTACCATTAACTGCAAACTCTATAACTTCAATAAAGACAAAAGGTAATTCTCCTGTAGATTTAGTGGAAGAAAGTTTTTTTGATTCTTCAACTAAAAAAGTTTATATCTTGACTCCTTTAGGTTCAAATGAAACAGTAGTGGTATGTTATTCACCATTATCATCTAAAGAATTGGCTGCTATGGATGCAATTAATGCAGGTGAGGGAGAAAATATTTCAGGTGGTGTAGGACCAGATGGTGAACCACGAGTAGGTGATAGACCAATGGTTCAAGATATTAATGGTTTTGATATGAGTAGAGTACTTGAGGCAGTGGGTGGTGCAAACATTGTAGATGGTGCTGCAAGAAGTGGTAGATTGTTAGTTCCATTTGGAAGGTGGATTTTATTTTCAATACGACTTTGGGTTTATTTAAAAATACCAACTGTCATTGGGCCACTTGCAAATAGAGGTAATGCATGGGAAAGTGGTGAGTTGGCAGATACAATTGTAGATTATTATAAACAAACAGTTTCAAGTGCATTTAATATTTGGGGAAATTTACCTAATTTAAATCCAGGTGAACAAGCAATGAGGTTAGTTCTCAAGGCTTCTTTTAAATTATATTTTGCAGGTGGGTTGACTGGAAATCAAGATATAATGAAGGTATCAGATGGGTTGATAAGATTATCAGTTTTAACTTTTTGGTTTGGTGCATTTTTAAAACAAATACCACCACCAGGTTCAGTACAAAATATAATTTCACCAGTCGTATTTCCTGGTTTACCATTGGTAACCCCACCTACACCAAATATGGATAGTGCTCAAATGGCAATGGAGTTTGGTTTTATGTTTACCATTCATTCTCTTACCATTGTTGGTTTTACAATAGGATTAGTACCGGCAGGACCTGTATTAGTGCCAATACCATATCCATTTGTTGCGTTGATTTAATATTTTAATTTAAAACAAAATCTACATTTTTTATATTTATATATGAATAAATGTATTTATTATGGAGGTTAGTATGAAGAAATCAGAGTTACAATTAATGATAAGAAAAATAGTTAGAGAAGAAGTTGCATTGTCAATTCAAGAAGTTATAAGTGAATTGAAACAACCAACTCAATCTAAATCAAAACCACAAAAGAAAATAGTTGAAAAAAGAAATTATTCATCTAATTCAGTATTGAATGATGTATTAAATGAAACAGCTATGGATGATGAGTGGAAAACATTAGGTGGTGGAAAATTTGATTCATCAAAAATGAATGAATTGGTTGGTAAGGGGTATAAAGATATGATGAGTGATTCTACAGCTCCTACAAGTATTGCTACTGAAATGGGTGTTAATCCAAATGACCCTGCTATGGATTTCTTAAAAAAAGATTATAGAAGTGTTATGAAAAAAGTTGAAGAAAAAAAACAACAAAAAATGACAACGGGCGGATAATAAATGGCAGTAATTGATACATCTAAAACTAAAAATCCATTTGTAGTGGATAGAGATACCGATATTTTTATTGGATTGGAACTTCCTTTAAATAAATCTTTTGGTGCAGAAGGAAATTTTAAATGTACAGAAACAATGATAGAAGCAGTAAAAACTAATATTAGAAATTTGTTACAGACAGAATTAGGAGAAAGAGTTTTTCAACCTTCTATTGGAATACAATTGAGAAGGTTTTTATTTGAACCATTTACAGAAGAAGTTCAAGTTAGTATAGAAGATTCAATAACCAAAACATTTAATTTTTGGTTACCATTTGTAGATGTTGTAAACACTAAAGTTAGAATGCATGAGGCGGATGATGATGCAGATAAGGGTAAATTATTTGTTTCGGTAGATTTTAAAATTAAATCAGTTCCAGGTGCATTAGAATCAGTTACAGTAAGCCTTGGAGGTTAGAAATGCCTTATAATGAAAAAGATACGAAAATTAGTAATGTAAAATATGTAGATAGAGATTTTATAAATCTTAAAAATTCTCTTATAGATTATTCAAAACAGTATTTTCCAAACACATATCGTGATTTCAATGAAACATCACCTGGTATGATGTTAATAGAAATGTCTGCATATGTGGGAGATGTTTTAAATTATTACATAGATAATCAATTTCAAGAATTAATGTTACCTCTCGCACAAGAGAGAAGAAATATAATTAACTTAGCAAGAACATTTGGATATAAAAACAAAGCAACAATTCCTGCGTTTGTAGAACTTACAGTTACACAAGAAGTTAATGCAGATGTAACAAATCCAAAATCTCCAGTACCAAATTTTTCAGAGGCAATATTAATAGAAGGTGGTATGCAACTAACTTCTCAAATAGATAGTAACATTGTTTTTGAAACTTTAGATGTTGTAGATTTTGCAGTTAGTAGTTCATATGATAATTATCCAGAAGTATCAGAAGTAGACCCAACAACTGGTCTTGCAAATAAATTTGAAATAAAAAGAAAAGTTAGAGCAATTAGTGGAGAAACAAAAACATTTACTTTTGATATCGGTGCACCTACAAAATATTTAACATTATCATTACCAGAAAGAGATGTAGTGGAAATTATTTCGTGTATAGATGCGAGTGGTAATGAGTGGTATGAGGTTGAATTTTTAGCACAAGATAAAGTACCAAAAGAAGTTCACTACAGTACAACAACCGATAGGACTAGTGCATATGTAGATGTAAATGGTAATCAAATGGATACACCAGTTCCATATTCATTAGAATATATAAAAGCACCTAAAAGATTTGTAACTCAAGTTGATGAAAATAATTTTACTTCTTTAATGTTTGGAAATGGTATTTTAAGAAATGGTCAAAAAATAAATGATGCCTATTTAGGTGTTGAGCAAATTGGATTAACACTACCAGGTCAAACAGAAAATTTAAGTAAATTTATAAATCCTTTACTTGGAGATTCTTATTCGACTCTTGGTGAGGCACCAACACAAACAACACTTACTATAACTTATAGAATTGGTGGTGGTATAAAATCGAATGTCGCAAGTGGAGATTTAACATCTATATCTGAAATAGCAACATTACCAACTTCTGCTGGTTCATCTGGTATTTCTGTAACAAATGAACTTCCAGCAGCAGGTGGTTCAGATGAAGAAACTATAGAAGAAATTAAACAGAGGGTTATGAACTCTTACTCAACACAAAACAGATGTGTAACTAAAGAAGATTATGAAGCCAGATTAATGGCAATGCCTGCTAAGTTTGGTGGGATTGCAAAATCTTATGTTGTTAGAGCAGGAACATTTAGTAGAGATACTAATATAAATCAAATTAAAACAAATGTTCAAGATTTAGTAGATAGTGTAATAACCGCATATAATCTAACAATAGATGGTGGTGGTGATGCAAACTCAGTTGATTTATCAGGAGTTAATTTTGATTTAAATCAAGATGGGACAATTAATAATACTGATATAACAAATGCAATGAATTTAGTTGCAGAGGCAGGAACAAATTTAACTGAAAGAGATTCTATACCTACTATAGAAATATATAGTTTATCATATAATTCAAATAAAGAATTAATAGAAACACCAACATTTATTCATCAGAATCTTAAAAGGTATTTATCACAATATAGATTAATAACAGACCAAGTTACAATAAAAAATGGATATATTATTAATTTTGGTGTTATCTTTGATGTGGTTGCAGATAGAAATGTACAAAAAAGTGAAATAAAACTTTTATGTATTCAGGCAATAATTGATTATTTCAATGTTGATAAAATGCAATTTAAACAGACTTTAAATACAACTGATGTTGAATATTTATTAGCAGGTATACCAGGAGTTC